ACCCGGAAGCGAAGGCCCCATCATGGCACGTTGAGGAAAATTTACCGGATCATTTGCGGGCCGGTAATCCTTTCGGGCTATCGGGATCATCGCACCTGCTTTTGACATATCAATATTCCCGGCCAATGGCGCGGGCTGAGGGATGGCGATATTGCCAGTCTCGGGCATGCCACCCTCAAATGTATCGAAACTGTAACCTCCGCGCTTCATCGCGCGGATAACCAGAGGATCCTTCCAGTTTGGTGCAGCAAGCACACCAAGTTTGTGAAACCAGTTTAGATCCTCATCCTCAAGTCCTTTTTCCAGAGCTTGCCGCTTTTCGATCTGATCACTTTGGAAATCAAGTGCCCCTGATATCGGGTTGGATACAGCGGCCCCGAAATTGCTCATGAACCGGTCCCATGAGTTTGCCATGCGATCAATACGGGACTGGTTGTCCTCAAGCACTGTTGCGAGATCCTTGAGCGTTGCCCCGTCCGTATTGGCCAGTGCCGTTTTGAATTCTTTCATCTTGTCCGCACTGGTAATCAGTGCGCGCATGCCGATCAGCATTTGCTTGTCGGTGAAAAGCTGCGGCAGTTTGGACAAGTCGCCCTTAACAGCCTGCTTGGACAATTCGATAAAACTTTCGAGAATGTCCTGACCCTCTTTCCTGGCCTCGGCCAAACTGCCGCGCAGGTCTATGCCAAAGCGCTTGAAATTGTTGGTGACGGTCTGGCTTTCCATTTTTGCGAGAACGTCAGAAAAAGCCGTTGCCGCTTCACCGGATTGGCCCGTTTGCGTTCTGACAGTCTGCAGTGCCACAATCAGTTTGCGCAAACCCGCCTCCCCTTCATAGCCAAGGGCTTTGAAAGCAGGGGCAAGGCTTGGCAGGAATTGCGCCATGTCCTTGAGCTCGAATTTGCCTGCCTTGCCACCTGCAACCAGAATATCGAAAGCAGCCTGCATGTCCGCAGCCTTGATATTGAGAGAGGTAAACAGGGCGTCCGCTGAGGTGGCAATGTCGACCACATCACCGCCCGAAGCTTGGGCGGTTGCCATGACCGATGGCAGCAAGGCCATTGCTTCATTGAGGCTTCGGCCGGATGCGGTCAGGGCATCAAGGCCGCGCACCGAATCCTCAAACTGCATGCCGGTATCACCGGACATTTCAAAAAGCTGGCTGCGCACAGCGGCCATTTGCTCGCGGGTGGCCTCGGCAGTAATGCCAATGCGCGTCAGGATACGCTCATCAGCCGCAAACCCCTTGTACGCGGCGGCACCTGCTGCAGCCACAGCAGTGGTGGCAACAGTGGCGGCGCGGCCAACCGCAGCCATGGTCCGGTTGATATCTCGGCTGCGGCGGTTGTAGTCCGCGACCTGCCGGTTAACATCACCAAGATTTTTTGAAACGGATTTGAGCGCCCGGCCGGTTTTGTCAACAGCCGACAAAACCAGCTTGGCCTCAATCTCACGATTAGCCATTGCGTTGCCTCATGCTTTCAAGAATTTCACTGCCCCGGTCAAACCAGGCAATGATTTCCTCAAAACTCATTTTTCCGATTGCACCCGGGCATTTTCCGAACCCGAAGGCGAGGAGGTTTGCTTTTGTGCTTGCCTCCTCGCATCGGAAAAAAGCTCGAGTATGCCCTCCTTGACTGCAACCTGATCGCACAAGTCCAGATCCTCGAGACATTCATAATCCGGCTCCTGGATGAGACGCGGAGCATAGGATTCGATGGTTGAACTGTGCTCAATGATCACAAGGCCGCCATGCGGGCCGGGTTGCAGGGTTTGCACCTCACCAAATTCCAGATACTCGGAAAACTTTGGTTTGCGCAGTTTCACGGCAGAAAATTTCTGCCCTTGCTCATCATACTTGCGGCTCAGAGGAACGGTTTTCATGTCTTATGCAGCCGCCTTGCGAATGTATTGCTCACAGGAAATTGTCAGTCCGGAAACTTCACCTGTGGCACGGTCAACCGTTGGTTCGCCGATCACAAACGCCTGATTGTAGATATGTGTCACCCCTGTATATTCCTCAACAAATGTGACGTTGAAACGCCGCGATTTCATCAACTGTTCGTAATCAAGCCCGCGATCTGCAAACGTGATTTCGGCGCGGCGGTCCTTGAGGGTAACCTGCCGGTCGTTTGATCCGTCCTGATTGACAATGGCCGATGCCTCGATACCAGAGGGCATGTGTTTCACACCGGCCCGCAATGCAATCCGTTCGCCGGTTGAGAGTCGCATGGTGCATTTTCCACCATAATCCTTGCCTGCCATGGGGATAATCCTTTTTCACTGATTTTCGGGAAATGGTTGCTGCCCGGTCGGGCCGGGCAGCTATCTATTGCCGGTGCTTAGACAGCGGGGCGATATTGCGCATACACAGTTGCGTTGGCAGCCAGTATGTCGAGAGGGTTTGCCCGGTCCAATGGCGCATAAATGTCATACCGGTTCGGGTTGTCCTGATTTCTGGCAACCTGAGAACGCCGGGCAAATTCAACCGTGTTTTCAAGAACGCCACCGCTAACCAATTCGGCATGCGTATGGATCAGGGTTGCATCAACATCGGCAGGCGTTGATATCGCCTGCAGATCCCCCGGATTGTCATCCGCAGCGATTTTTTGGCCATGCTCAAAAGTCAGGATTGCCCGGAATTTGCGCAAGGCAAAAACAATTTGGGCAATCGACTGGATATCACGAAAAACAGTATCGGGCGCGCCCTTTTCTGTCTGGTGATGCGTAATGATCTTGTCAATCTGGACGCGGCCGGTTGCGTCAACCTTCCATGTCGAAACGCCGATTTGAAGGAAGGTATCGCGTGTAGAATAGATTGGCCAGAATGCACGGTTTCTTGGTGCCCGCAAGGAACCGCAGACAAGTCCGGTCTGGTTCCTTGAAACCCCGCCCTGCGTTCCATCCGAAAGCCAGTTTGTGGTTCGACAGACAATACCCGTAAGCCATGCCCAAACGGAATGATAATTGCCAGCGCCCGAAAACTGCGGGATGGTTGTTATGTGACGGGTATCATATGAGGAACCATGCGTGGTTATTTCCGAGGTTGTTCCGACAAACCCCGTAAACACATGACCGTATTCCTGGCGGTTCCAGGCCCACCGGCCGGACAAATCGGAAAGCAAAGCCTCATATCTGGCCATGTTGGCGGCATCGGAAAACGGGCAAATGATCCAGTCCCAGGGATCCTCGTTGATAGCAGCCAGAGCTGCAGATGTATCAGGATCACCGGCTCCGGCCGTATCTGTTGCAACAGTCAAGCCATTACCGGCAAACGCGTTGTCAGCCTCGTTCGGCACATGGATATCAACCGAATTGAAAATGGCTCCGGCATGCCGGGCGGTCAGCGTCACAACATTGGTTGCAACGGCCGCTGTAAAGGGCAGCTCGGCATCACTTAGCGGGTTGTAATATGAGCCGATTGCAGCATTAAGCGCGGCGGCAACCGCATTGGCATCATCACCAGCACCTATTTCCACCTGAAGCCGCTGGCCATCAATGTCAAGGTAACCAACTCCGCCCGCTGCAGGCGGCGCGCCAACAGTCAGGGTTCTTACATTGGCGGTACCGGTCGCAGCGCATGAAAGAATCCAGACATTGCTGGCACCTTCCAGAATGGCATGGCGATACATATCGTAGAGCATTGAGCCCGGCCCGCACAAACTCCGGGCCTCTTTGATCGAGGCCGGGAAAACCGGCACATTGTCATCCACGGATCCCGCATCAGTTGTATGGCCGACAAGCAATACCCTTGACTCGTTTTGAAAATTGCCACCCGAATTGACCTCAAAAGAGATAATCGGCGCAACAATATTCGCGGGAATCGAATTGAATTGAATTCCGCTCATTTTGTCCTGTCCTTTTTACTAGGTTTCAATTGAGATCTATTTGCGAGGCGTTTTGTTTTGCCTCGGCTTTCCCGATGATTGCTCACCCGGTTCATTTTCCGCATTGCCGGTTACCGTTTCATCCGACCGCGATTTTCGCACCGCCTTGCTGACTGAAATGCAACCCTGTTGCAGGCAAAGACGGTAAAACGGATCCTCGATATTCACTCGCTCACCGTCAGCCGAAAATAACCGCCCGCCTCGATCAGGCATTGGCAACTTGTGCTCCGGATTTTCGAGCTTGCAAAACTTGATATTCATGATGCTGGATCCTTTCTGTCCGCGATTGAAACCGGCGTATTCCCCTGCATCACGTCAGGCTGCAGCAGATCTGGCGCGTTTTGTGCCGGGAACCGCGCGAGGAGCTGGGTAAGCTTTTCCCGGGCATAGGAATCCTGAGGCAATTCCGACAGCAACACCTCCAGGGATTTTGGCTTGCCACTGGTAAAATCAAAAATGTCATCGCCAATCGCCAGCGTGTAACGCTGGGTAATGCGCTGCCAGCGAAGCCCTAATTCGGGAACGGCAAAAGGCTCCTCCTCAACTTGCAAAATTGAGCGCACAAATTGCCGGAAGAACCGGCCCTCAATCGCCTCCTCCAGCAAAAACTTGACTTGCGCCATCAATGCAGCAAGAACCAGTTTTGCCTCCGGATCCGTACCCGCCATGGCATCCGCCTCGGGCCCGGCTCCAGGGTTGTCATCATCCGTCACAACCACTGCCAATTCGCCGACGACCTCAAGGACGCAACGGGTATCAAACTCAATCCCCCCGGTTTCCGAGCGGTTTTCCTGCCTTACTCCTGCGGTGTAGACACCCAGCACCGGTGTAAAAGAGGCGTCTTTGTCTAGCTCGGATATCTTGATTTCCCGACTGTCACAGACCAGACCACCGGCAAGGGTTGGAAAGTTGATTTCACCCTTTATTGCGGCCGTTGGGCACAGTATCTCGATTGCGGCTAGTCTCACCGCCTCAGCCGTCAGCATCAGGCAATCCTCCCGATTTGGCGAGGCTGCAAACTATGTTGCCCGCGCCATCATCTTCGGTTTCAGTCACGCTGAACCAGCGCTCGCCATCAATGTCGAGCAGCACATATCCTGTTTTGATCTCGGCCGGGGATGCAGTGATTGAAACAGTTTCCTCCTGGCCATGATGCAGGCTGGGGGCGTTGCCGGATTTGCTGGAAACATCGGGGCGAAATCTCGAAACATCGCCCCGGCTTTCAATGTAGTAGCAGCCTTGCCGCTCAAACGGTTCGGCGGACAACTTCTTTTTTTGCCGGGCATTCACCCCTCCAACCGACTCCATCGGGTAAATCCGCCAGGTGCCCGCATGCACCGCCTCGACAGCTTGCCGGGCGGTGCTTATCAGGTGATCAAAGCCCGACATGCTCAGAGCGTAGCCCCGATTTTTACATGACCGGTACTGGATGGATTGGCCGCCGCAGCAGCAGCGTAACCGATCTTTGTATTGCCGGAACTTGCAGTGGTTGCGAGGCCACCCGGTGTAACATAGATCTCAGCCCCTTGCGTCCAGGCTTGGGCACTGGTTTTGGCAAGCTCGAACACCCCATTGGTCCGGACCTGCATTTCTTCACCGTTAGCGGCACCCGTAACGGAAATGCCGATCAGTTTTCCTTGCACCACCACCGCACCGGGATCGGTATCAGCAGCAGCCGTGACCGGAAGCGTGTCACCGTCTTGAACATAGTTTTTCATGGTTTTGTCCTTTGGTAAGAGTCGCCCCGGCGCAACCGTGGCCGGGGATGGTGCCTGGCAGATTGCCGCCAGACAGAAACTTGTCAGAAAGCTTTATGCGCCGACGTTTTGGTAGGCAGCCCGGTAATCCACGGCCCCGACACCAAAATCATGTTCGAGCTTGCCCTTTAGGCCCTGCGAACCGAACGGCTCATCAAAGGTCAAACGGGGTGCTTCATAGCCATCAAGCAAGCCCCAAACCCAGTTAGCCGCCCTGCTTGGATCCGCATACAGCTCCCAGGCATTGCCGGTCATTTCTGCAGGTGAAATTACCTCCAGCTTTCCGGAAAACGGATTGACCTTCACGCTTTCATTGGCAGTAATGGATGCAACAAGTTGCTCGGCTTCGGTTTCCTTGTCCGGAGATACCAGCAGGATTTTTGCCTGAATGTTGATCCGTTTTTTGTCCACGCTTGTTTGCTTGCGCATGGCGGCACGACCGGCCGAAATTGCAGCCACGGTAATCGCAGTACCAGGAGATTTCAGGTTGTTGTGATCGGCATGGAAAACCGCCTTGTTGTCAGCCAGCTTTGCAGATGCCTTGAATTCGTAGAAACGGCGTTCCTCGAAATTGGCAACCTCATCACCAGATGAATTGATAACCTCCTGTATTGCCCCCATGTCATCATTCACCATCATCTGGCGAGTAATGGCGAACTGGACGGCGTAAGCTTCAACCATCGCCGTTTCTTTCGATTCCCCGAAAGTACCGTGCTTGATTTCACCGGCCTCACTCAGTCGTTGCAGTTTGGGGAAATCACCTGCCCGGATTTGTGGATGCGGGCGGAAATCGCGGAAATTGCGTTGCCGTGAAATTCGGCGATAGGTTGGCTCGGCCTGCTCATAGCGTTCAAGCAGTGACTTGTTGAGGGCATTTGAGAAAATACCCGGGAAATCGCCTGTTGTATGAGGCGCAAATGCACTCATCAAAACGCGCTCGCGATCTGCAAAGCTACGCAATCGCGCACCATCCTGCCCGCTTACCTGTGCGGCAAGCTCGGGAATGGAAAAGCTCATGTACTCGCGTCCCTGATCCTCCGGCGTACCACCGGTAAATTGCGCAACAAGCGCACACATGACTCCTGCGCGCATCGTTTCTCCGGCATCACGCCCAACTGAGGCCGTAGGTGCCGGGGCGTCGACCGGTGTGGAAAGCTCGGCAATGATCATGTCCTTTGCACCATCAAGCGTTTCCGCGCCGAGGAGGACACGGTTTGTTGCCTCGGCAGACAGACCGGCAGAACGGCATTGCTCACCAATTGCCAGAAAGGTTTCGCGTTCACTCATTTGCGGCGTGTCAGTTGCCGTGGCTGCAGCAGGTGCAGTCGTTTGCGTTGCGGCAGGCACGGCAGATGCCGGGCTGCGGGTTGGATCTGCGGCCATAGTTGCAGCCGCAGGAGTATTGGATGACGCCGGTTT